CTGAAGGATGCTGTCAAGAAGAAAAGTACGGTGAATGTCAGCTTCTCCACTTTCGCCAAATCAGCCATTGACAATTCGGACAAGAAGCAGTCCACCAAGGACAACCTGCACTCGACACTGGCGGTCCTGAATGATTTCCGTTCCGGATTGGACTTCAAGGATCTTACCTATACATTCCTTCGTGATTTTGAGCAATACTTAAGAGAAAAGGGCAATGCGGTCAATACGATAGCCAAGCACATGAGACAGCTCCGTACCTTGGTCAATGAAGCAATCAACCAGGGATATATGCACGCAGATGCTTATCCGTTCAGAAAGTACAAAATCAAACAGGAGAAAGGCAGACATGAGTTTCTTACCCCGGACGAGCTGAAGAAGCTGGAAACGGTCAAGGTGGAAGAGGAGTCCATGCGTCATGTGCTCGATGCCTTCCTGTTCTGTTGTTATACTGGATTGCGCTATTCTGACTTCTGCCAGCTATCTCCGGCCAACTTTATCAAGGTAAACGGTAAGCGTTGGTTACACTTCACGTCCGTTAAGACAGGGGTGGAAATCCGTCTGCCGTTGCATCTGCTGTTTGAAAGCAGGGCATTGGGCATTCTTGACCGTTATCCGGATATCGGAAGTTTTGCCGCTTTGCCTTGTAACTCGGAAGTGAATAAGCAGCTTCGAAAGCTGGCCGGGTTATGTGGTATCAAAAAGCGGATAACCTACCATGTGAGCCGTCATACCTGTGCCACCCTGCTGGTTCATCAGGGAGTTGCGATTACAACAGTCCAGAAGCTGCTCGGACATACTTCCGTAAAGACCACACAGATTTATTCGGAGGTACTTTCCAGCACCATTGTGCGTGACTTGAAAAATGTTCAAAGGAAAAGGAAAAAAGTAAAGATGTTTCCCGATAAAGGCTTAAGAACATCTGGTTTTATAGACAACCGGTAGATTTCATGAATCCTATTTGTTTTCTATTAATATTGTGACTCTTTAATTTCTTCGGATAATCGAAATATTGCTCCTGATTATTTTTTTCAATATGGATTGAATATGGAATAGTTTTCACTATCTTTGCAATGTAACCAGGAGCTTGATGGCAATAAATATTGTCATCGGGCTCTTTTTTATTGTCATATCGTGGCAATGGATTTAAGTAATTCTGCAACAATGACGTAAGTAAATAGACATATCTTTGAAGTAGTATTATAATCAGATAAACAATAGACAGAATGGAATTAAACGACTGGTTGGCTATAATCGGGGCTTTCGGAGGATTGGAGGCTGTCCGTTGGGGTGTCACGTTCTGGGTGAACCGCAAGACGAACGCACGGAAAGAGGATGCGTCCGCCGATTCAATGGAGGATGAGAACGAGCGCAAGCAGGTTGACTGGCTGGAAGAACGTATCGCCCAGCGTGACGCCAAGATTGATGCGTTATACGTTGAGCTTCGTAATGAACAGTCTGATAAGCTGGCATGGATTCATAAGTGCCACGAGCTGGAACTGCAATTGAAAGATGCCGAACATAACCGTTGTGACAGGCCCGACAGCGAATGCGGCCGTCGTATTCCACCACGCAGGGCTACATTAATTAAAGATAAGGAGGAAAAGAAATGAAGTTTTTTACGATTGCGGAATTATGCCGTAGTAACACGGCCGACCGCTTGGGAATAAATAACAGATGCAGACAGGAGCATGTGACTGCTCTGACTGCCTTGGTGGACAACGTACTGGACCCGTTACGCACATGGTGGGGAAAGCCTATAACAGTAAACAGTGGCTATCGCTGTCCGGAACTTAATGCGGCCGTTAGGAGAAGTAAGACCTCGCAGCACATGAAGGGGGAAGCAGCCGACATCGATACAGGAGACCGTCAGCAAAACAAGCTGTTATTTGAGTATATCCGCAAGAACCTGCCCTATGACCAGTTGATTGACGAGTCTAACTTCGCTTGGGTGCACGTCAGTTATCGGGCCGACGGAAATAACAGGATGCAAGTTCTTAAGTTGTAGACTATGTTGGCTAAGATTATGAACTGGGTAAGCCGACATATATTGCTGGCTCCCTTCATGTGTCTGTTCCTGCTGTTTGCCTGTGGCAGCTCGCATAAGGCTGTCAAATCCGACACGGAAGTAATCAGGAAGGACAGTGCCAGCAAATCGGTCAACATCGTACATGGATCAACCACCTCTTTGAGTGAACTCATTACCACTAATGGCAGCTATGTAATTGATTTCCGTATCTATGATACCCGAAAACCGCCCGATAGCTTGACCGGGAAACCTCCGTTACTGGCTGACGGACATGTGGAAGGTGATTTCAGCAAAAATAGAAAGAAGGAAACTGCAACCGAAGACAGTACGGAGGTGAAAGCTGACAAGGAAACCACTTCCACCAAACATGAGGAAACCAAGACTGAAGGGATAAAGGAGAAAAAAGAATCCACGTTGCTTAAACAAATAGGTTTTGCCTGTGTTTGTGTAACCGTTTTGATTGTCGTTATACTGATAGTAAAGCATTGGCGCAACAGATAAGCTTCATCATAAGACTTTAAATTCATAAGTTGAATGCCCTGGCTCGTGATGAGTCGGGGAAATTTCTCGAAATACAATTTTTATCGAAATTTATATAGCAAAAAATACAATTTCCTAATTAAATTATATACCTAATTGGAAAATGGATTTTTTCAGAAGTACATATTGTACCTTCATACAATAACGACATTAGCTGCAACTAGAAAAAAATGCAGCTAGTGTCGTTATTATTTTTACTACTATTATTGTTTTTTCCTTGTACCATCACAATAACTACAAATACCATCAGTACAATTAGGACACTTCATGTATTCATTTGTAAGGGGGTTTAAAACAAGCTTCCTACCATTGCATGTCCAACATTTACCAAATCCATGACAATGCGGACAATCAGGTTGATATGTGTTTACCTTATTATCATATGAGTCATTCTGATTCTTATCTGATGTAACATAAGGTACGTTATTTGAAAAATTATTTTGATTTTGGTTATTAGAACTTACAGAAGCTGATTGTTCCAAAGATTGATTGGATGAAACTTGCATCCTTTCAATAAATTCATATATAGAATTTTCTGTTTCAAAAATCAGATTATCATTTTCTTTAATGTAAAAATATCCATCATCATTTTTTCGTTCATAGCAAGAATAACCATTTCTTTTCGAATTACAATCGTATCTAAATAATCCTATAATTAAATGATTGTCATATTTTGATACATCGTAACTTATTTCATCTGAATTAATCCATCGATTTTCACTCTTGCTATAATATTTTTTACAGATATATTTTTTTCTCCATATAGGAGTAGGAAAACGGACAACTTTATTAATTTCATTCATATACATATAAAGAAATTTTTCTTCTTTTTCATCTTTTACGCCAAAGGAGCTATAATCAATATCATTTTCATCGTTTCCCTTATCTGTATATGTTATATAGGAGTATAGAGGTTCTATAAATTCATTCCCATCTTCATCGCAAGCACCGTAATATTCTCCTTTTGCTACACAATAATAAAACCTTTCATTTGAAAGTTCTTCTCTTATCATACCAGTATATCCCCTTGATGTTGGTATTAATTCCATACCTTCTTTTGTATAAGCCCCCCATATTTTTTTATCAGTGACAACCGTGAATAAGTTGGGGAATATACCATAACATATACTTTCATAAAGTGCAGGAATAATAATCTCCTTGTCTTCATTTAATGCTCCACATTTTCCATTAATTTTATATCTATACCAAAACCATGAAGACGAAGCGTTTTGTTCTTCCACTTTTTGAATCATGTCATAAACAACAGTATCTACTTTCTCAGCTATTGAAATAACTTCATTTGAATTTTTATAGTTTGATTTGTTGTTGCATGAAGTTAATAACAAACATCCCCAACAAATTCCTAACTTTATATATATATTTATACTTCGATATATATGTAAGCATTTTTTTTGCTTCTGATATAGTTCCATAAAATGAGATAAAATTTTCATTGAGCTTATATAATTAATAAGTTGCCAAATCACAATCTATATAGCAAGTATGATATACCACGAATTATTCACAGATCAATTGTATTATTAAATCATTCCTTCAATGACCAAATATAATCACTAAGTTGTCTTTCTGTTCCTGTGAAAGAAGAAATATGCATCGACTCTTCCATATTCCATGCATCATAGATTATTATACAATCTTTTATGTGATATATATTGTCTGCCGTGTCCACTCCATTATATATGCTACCAGCGGATATATACATTTTACTGTTACTTATATTTATAGGAGTTACATTCGGAGTCCAAGCACTAAAATGCTTAACGCTAACATTTGAGACATTAACTTCTTTCACCCCCTTCTCAAAAATAAGATTCAAGCTATAATCATATTGCTCCGAGAAACCATCAACATTAGTAATATCAAGAATATCAACCCTATGAAAAAAGGAAAGATCACCTAAAGGTTTTCCACACTGATCAACATGTACAGTTCCTATATGCCCATCACCACGATAGTCATATACGCCAACATCAATACCACTAATAGCATTGCTTAAAGGACGACTGATATTTTTAATCTTTATTTTTTTTATCTTTGGAATGTAGACACTGATCCCTGGACAATCACTAATATTAATTTCATTCACTATAGTATTTACTCCATGTATAATATTATGGCTCCATTCAGGATCATATGAATTAGAATAATTTATATAACCAATTTCTACGTTTCTTTCATCCTGCCCACTTATGTCTCTTTGAATAGTTAAGCCACCACGCAAAAAAGATACATCCAAATTCCCAATTTTCCCGTTTTTGGCATAAAGATAAGTACCACCTTTACAAGAAACCATATTTATGTTTTCTCCATTCCCGGGTAGCCCTACTTGAAGTCCGCCATATGATGAGCTAATAGGATTATCCCCGTTCTGTGGTAGTCTTACCTTCCAATAACAATTTTCTAATGTTAATGAGCTAATAGGATTATCCCCTAAAAATAAGGAAGTAACATAATCACAATTCCTAAGTATAGCATCACCACTTAAATTATTTGCTTCTAAGGATAATCTTACAGACCCTTGTTCATTTTCAATTCCGTACCAATCTAATAAATCAGCCTCTTTAAGCCATCCTTTATTATTAATCCAGTTATCTCCATTAGTGCTGTTATAAAACTCCTCCAAACTTAAGTATTGATTTTTTTCTATTGTAAATGTCTTAATATCTCCATAATATATTTCTGTTCCAATCTTTGCATAAGCACAATAATTGTATTTACCTTCGGAAAGATCTGATAATTCTACAGAATATATCGAATTATTGATATTATGAGATGTTACATGGTTTTCATTTATTTTAATACCGTATTCCACTTCTGAAAAATCATCCATACCCTCCAATTTACCAAAACATATAACATCAGTCTTTTCAACAGAAGCATTTTCTGTCATAACATTGATTTGTGTATCTCCATAAAATTTCGCTTCTTTCATTATTTTACCATCCACATTATAAAGTCTTGCATATAATGTATCTTTAAAAGAAGTGGGAATCCATTCCACAGATACCTGCCCATGATCAACTATGCCATATTTTGAAGAAAGTTCCCCTTTTCCTTCAAATTTAACAATCTGACGAAGGATAGTAGGAATACTTTTATTGAGAATTGAATCCATATCATAAACTTCAAACTTTACGGTATTAGGAACATTTTTTTGCACAGATTTTGACGTAGAAGACACGTAACGAATATCATAAGGAGAATGATAAATACATTTATCAAATACGTTCATATCACCTGTTGAAATATTCTTGACTTCGTGTCCTACAAACATTAAGCTTAATCCAGCCCTAGCATCTAATCCTACATAATTAGAAAGATCCCATGCACAAAAATCTTTTGAAGAAGACAATAATTCTTCATAAAACCCTCCATGGATACTCGTCCGCATATAGGGTCTGATATCAAAGGACGGCCCTAATAATTCATATAAGATAACTCTTATACGTGGGTATAGCCATACCTTCCCATTCATATCCCCTTTCCCTTTCATTGTCGGATAAGTTACACTAAGTTCATTTTTAAAGTCTTTAACAGGGCCAAGTCTATCATCAGATTGATTCCACTTAAAGCCTAGTGTACCACTGGCTTTGTCAGTGAATCCCATATAAGCACTGATTTCACCATCTAAACTAAACGAAACCGCACGATATACATCTGCATTTAATGATACTTCAACAGGTACTCCAAATACAGAAAAAACAACTCTAATTTTAGGTAGATATTTACTCAATTCTTTTATACGTTCATCATTATCACATGTATATTGATGCCATGCATCAAGTCTGAGCTGCTGATTTGTTTCAAAACGCCCTTCTATATTTGCAGCAATAGACAAGGCTTTGCTCCTGTATTGTTTTTCTATATCATCTTTCACTTCTTGAAGTGTTCGCCCACTAAAACTTAAGGTCATGTTTAAATCAATATCAATATGAAAATCAGATTTTTCCAGATAAATTTTAAACTTTGGATGATCATATAAAACACGACCTTCAAGTTCATCATTGTTCCATTTCCACAAATTACCCGTCAAATGCGAAGGAGAGCTTGAATTCATAAAATCATATTCCTTCCATTCTCCATCTATGTCCAAGAAAGATATTTTTTGAGGAAGCATTACATTTTTGCTTGAATTCCTTGCAGATTCTCCTCCGGTTGATAACGTAAATTCTGTGTTGGCGAATATATCGCATAAATCACCCTTTCTAGCTTCTATACTTATTTTACCATTATCACGTTTTAACTTCTTTACAATAACAATATAACTTGCCGTATCAGCATCAATTGTAAGTATCGAGCCCGGTTTTAAGTTTTCAGTTTCAGACGAAGCATCAAATGAATATCTTCCATTCTCTTCATCTATCTCATGTAAATTTGTTTTCTCCCAATCTATAGGTACATAATCAGGATTAACAACATCATCTTCATATTTTTCGGGAGGAACTTCCGGTTCTTCTTTTTCAGGAAGAACTTCTTCCGGTGAATCGGAAGAACAGGAATTAAAAGTAAACGACAGCAATAATGCCATCAAAACGAAATACATTTTTTTCTTCATATTGCACTTTTTAATAATTGTTTTAATAAGTGCGAATGTATTAAAATAATTGAATAAATCAAAACTGCTCTATGTAGTATATACACTATAATACATTATTAAGGAGTTAAAAGTGAAAAAACAGGGATTATTCAGTTTAAACTGAACTAGAATATTTTTATCCTCTCATAAAATCATAATATGTATTTTGGGCAGTTTAGGATATAATGAGTTCCAAAAGAAAAAAACTAAGGCAGCCTAATAAGCTGCCTTCCCTACCCTTTTATAATCTCTCATCCATATTGCTTACTTGAATTTTCCCATTTTGTTTTTTGTAAAGTCATATAAAATACCCATCTTTGCATTGCGTTACATTTTGAAGTAGTCGAGGCGTGTTGTCTCGCATTTAAGCAACAGACGATACTATTGCCTGTTGCTTCTTCATATACGGTTCTGACCCCCGTGTGGAATATTAATGTACCCACTGTTTCGATTACGGAATGTAACGCAACGGGAAAGCGGAACCGTTTTCTTTTTCCGCTGACTAACGAAATTCGCATATATGTCAAAATTACCCCCCCCAACCACTTATCAGCTATCTAAAAAGTTTATAGGTTATGGACACTATGAGCTTACAATTTCTTCCTCTGAGGGCACAAAAACGATTGTCACAGGGAATATGGACTTGATAGAACGGCTAAACTCAGAGATAGACAAAGAAAAAGAGGAAGCGACTGCCGAAGCAATCGCTCTAGTTCTTGAATCCTCACTTTAGATTATCTAAAATCTTTCTTATGGCTTCATCAGCATGTTTTCTCATAATTCTGACATAATTAAAGATCGGTCTATTGGATTTCATGCTTTGGCCTATACAATACTCCAAAGTTTCCAATGGTATGCCCAGCTCAAAACCATGTTGGACAAAGGATTTACGAGCTGAATAATATACGACATGCGATTCTATCTCCAACCTCTCCCCTAACCTTATAATTTCTTTTGTTACATAGTTACGAAAATTAGGATAAGAGTATTTATAACCAAAATCAAGCTTTCCATTACGCCCCATCCATCTTTTGATAATCGGTTTTGCTTCCTCAGGAATAGTGAAGCTGATTTTCATATCACCTTTCTTTGTATTTTTTGATTTTTCACGTACATATTCCATAATTTTCGCATCTTTGAAATTGTATTGCATCAAGTCCATCAGATTGATACCTCCTAGATAATACGAAAGCATGAACACATCCCTGGCAACACGCTGAGACTTCTCTTTTATCTCCGCATCCCTTATCTTCTTTACGTCAGCTACCGAGATATCACGCTCTTTAGGCATTCCTGCCGGTCTTTCATAATATTCAAAAGGATGCGTGTCATATGATACTTTTTTATCCCTTATTGCTTGATTGATTATTGCCTTCAAATGTGCCATGTGCATACCACAAGTAACAGGAGCCAGCCTTCGGACATTCTTTAGATAAATGTCAAAGTCCTTTATGGTCCGGGGAGTAATTCCATCAAGCATTATATCATATTTGACAAACTCAATGAAGTAATCACTCGCCCTTTGATATAAGGAAGCAGTGGTCCTTCTCCCCTCTTTAATCAAATTCTGCATATAGTCAGCCGAAGCAACACTATAAGAGATAGCTCCCTGCTTTACCGAGGACAAGTATTCGACAAGTTGGGTACAAGTATAGGATGATGTGTTTATTTTATCCAAGGCATCCTGATATGAATTAAGTATTCCACGTAATTTAGCATTGACATGTGCAGCATCAGGAACACCTACCACCTGCCCTCCCTTAAAATTAGCAGTATTATCTATTTCAAATCGGGTAACGATGTATCTTGTTTCCTGTTTATGACCAATTGCTATACGAATTCTGTGTTTGCCGTTTTTCAGCACCTTGGCCGGAACAACGGCAGCTTTAAGAGTTGTCATAATTGTTCTGGATTCGTTTTAGACAAGTTCTTTTTGCCAAAAGTGGCACAAACTGTCTTTTTTTTATCCAAAAACGAAAACTGGAGAAGCTTAAGAAAGCACAAACCCCTCTGAAACAGAGAGGTTTGTAAAGTGGAGCATGCGAGACTCGAACTCGCCACCTTTAGACTGCCAGTCTAACGCTCTAGCCAGATGAGCTAATACCCCGAGAATTAATAACGATGCAAAGATACATAGAAAATCAATAATACAAAGCTTTTGGGAAAGTTTTTTTTCATGTGAACAAAATTTTTATTTGTCACTTTTGCGCCAAAGAGTTACTTTTGCGTGAAATTGTTTCAACATAGTTTCAACATACATACACGATTATGGCAACATTCAAATATGAAATATTTAAAGATAGGAAAAGAATAGATGGCACTTACAACGTTAAGATAAGAGTCACACACAATAGGAAGCTTAAAAGGATTCCCACTTCCATATATGTTACGAAAGAAGATATAACCAAGGGGTTTAAAATCAAAAATCAGTCCATCTTAGATGAATTAAATAACATCATATCCATATATAGGAGCAAGTGCAACCTGTTGTCATTGCTCATAAACGATATGGATATAACAGAACTTGTGGAGCATATAACCAAAACTGATGAATCATCTCTAAAAATAGACTTCATTTCCTACGCCCGCAAATGGATAGATGAGAACAGAGAGAAGCATGGAATCAATGTGTATTCCTGCATGGTAAACTCTTTAACAAAATTCCTGGGACGGGAGAAATTGGATTTTAAGGAGATAAATTACAAATTCTTGAAATCGTATGAAGAACATCTCGGTCAAAGACGTGCACTCTCTTTATATATGGGAGCAATCAGGCATTTGCATAACGAAGCTAAAAAAGAATATAATGATGAAGAAGCAGGGGACATAAAGATACCATGGTCTCCATTTACCAAGTATTCTATACCTAATATAATATGTACCCGCGAAAGAGCTTTGGACGCAGATACTATCAGAGCCATATACAACCTGCCATATATACTCACTAAAGATAAAAAGGAGAAGGATTGCAGATTTAATTTTGCAAAGGATATGTTTATATTATCCTTTTGCTTGATGGGTATGAACTCGGCAGATTTGTTTCTTTGTGACACTATAAGCGAAAGCAAGGGAACGCTTACAATCACATACAACAGGGCAAAAACTGCAACAAGAAGGACTGATAAAGCAAAAATAAGCGTTAACATTCATCCCTTCATATTGCCCATATACGAAAAGTATAAGGACGTATCCGAAGAAAGAGTTTTTAGGTTATATAAAAAGTATTCCACTTATGGCAGACTCAATGTTGCCATAAATGTAGGTTTGAAACAGATAGGGAAAGTTCTTGGCATTGAAGATTTGGAATTTTACGCAGCCCGGCATTCTTTCGCTTCCATCGCACGAAACGATTTAAAAGTGGACAAAGGTACAGTAGGAGAAGCACTAAATCATGTAGATAAAGAGAACAGAATGACAGATCTATACATAAAAAAAGATTTTTCCGTAATTAATGATGTTAACAGTAGGGTTATTGATTATGTTTTTAACCCCGATATGATGAAAGGGTAAATGTAAGGCAGCTTATTGGACCGCCTTTTCAAGGTTCTCTCTGATTTGTTGGAGCATTCGGAAAGCCCCGGCCATCTTATAGTTGCCCAGACATTGCTTAGCCTGCATGATACAACTTTCAACAGTAAGTTTCAAATCCGGAGTGAAAGCCGCTTTGTTAATCTGCATTTCTTTGGGAAGTTCATCAGCATGGTTATTGAACCATACGATCATTTCATTCAATTCCTCTTCGGAATAAGATTCTTTTTTTTCAGCCATAATACATAAGTTAATGTTAGTTCCGGCAAAGATAACAAAAATAGCCCCGACTCATCACGAGCTGGGGCAGTCCAATTTATAAATTTAAAGTCTTATGATGAAGATTGTCTGTTGTGCCAATGCTTTACTATCAGCATAACGACAATCAAAACGGTTACACAAACACAGGCAAAACCGATTTGTTCAGGCAGCGTGGATTCTTTTTTCTCTTTTATGGTTTCTGACCGGTTTTCTTCACGGGTATTGGAAGTGGTTTCCTTGTCAGCTTTCACTTCCGTACTGTCTTTGATTGCAGTTTCCTTCCTTTTATTCTTGCTGAAATCACCTTCCACATGACCGTCTGCCAATAACGGAGGTTTCCCGGTCGGGCTATCGGGCGGTTTTCGGGTATCATAGATACAGAAATCAATTACATAGCTGCCATTAGTGGTAATGAGTTCGCTCAAAGACGTACTTGATCCGTATACGATGTTGACAGATTCACGTGTACTATCTTTCTGTATAATCTTAGTGTCTGACTTGACAGCCTTATGCGAGCTGCCACAGGCAAACAACAGGAACAGACACATGAAAGGAGCCAGCATATATTGCTGGCTTACCCAGTTCATAATTCTAACCAACATAAGAGATATCATTTATGCGGTTCATCCACCCCCGTTTGAACTTGTTGTTTGCTGGGCGTTTCCGGCATATATCCTCGATAAAATCAAACCGTGCAATCTTGATCATGTCGAACAACTCACGCGGATTCTTGGCATTTACCGCGGCAATGGTCTTGGGACCTACAATGCCATCCACCTTAACACCAAGCAAACGTTGAGGAATCTTAATTCCGTGCGCACCGGATGCCCAGACCCAATCAACCAATATATCAGCAACTGATTGCGATTTTATCTCATCAGCCTTCCATCTGTCCCAGTACATGGTTTTCAAGATTTCCGTCCATTCCTCTTTTGTGAGATTTTTCAATCTTTCAACTGTAGGCTTGGAATATCCTTTCTTTCGGCAATATGCCTCATAGGTTCCGATAGTCACCCCCATATTGGTAGCTCCGCCCAAGTCATCAGGATCATCAATAAAACCGCCTTCCCACTTTAGGATAAACGGTGCAAGTTTTCTTACGTCAGCCATACTACTCATTAATTATAATTATTCGATTTTATTTTCTTTGAATTCCGGCAGGATATATTGTATGTTAACCGCTGCTTCATGCAAGACCTTATGAAGTTCATCTTCATTTAAATCCGTTTCATCTGTAAACTCACAAAATATATTTCCAACCCAATCTTGAGATGAATTAAGCCGTTTAATAGCGACGCTGTTGCATCCATTTGTTGATAATAGAGATTTGGCAACCTTATCCTTAACCTGATTATCAATATCTGAATAGAACATGAAAAGATTCTTTGCGAGATTTTCTGCAAAAACGGCCACTTCACTCATGGGAAGTGATTGAATGCTTTCACGCATCCCGGCTATACCTTTTCGTTTTACCTCGAACTGCACCGAAAGAAAAGCTATATTCCCCAAAGGATGGGGTTGTACGATATATACCCTGTCTGCTTTCGTTTCATAAAGTACACGCCACAGCTCACCGAACACCTTGGCGGAATTTTCGCTGCGGTGGTAACTTCTTCTTTTCTCCTCTTGTTTAAAATATTCCACTTTCAAATCAGTCAGCTTGTTTTTGGTATACTGATTATAGGCGAAATAAGCTGCCAGCAATGTTCCGGCAGCACTAATAATGTTTGCAATATCTATCTCCATTACATTCACCGTTTAATTATTATATGATAAATTATTCATCCTGTTTCCTTTATTTCTCAACTGTCCCTATCTTTCCTGAAAAAAATGCCTAGAATTTATATATATGCAAAATAAATCCATATCCATATTGCTTACTATTCATATTTCACTATCTTTGTCAATACTTTGTTGACCTGATTCTTTCAAAACTATTATTGATTGGAATTAATCTCCCCCCGTCAGACTGTGAAGCCAGACGGGGGATTCCATTATTCGACAGATAGACAATAAAAAAAGAGCCTGATGACAATATTTATTGCCATCAAGCTCCTGGTTACACTGCAAAGATAGTGAAAACTATTCCATATTCAATCCATATTGAAAAAAATAATCA